TATCAGAGCGTCGCCACCAACACGGGTGATCTGAGCGTCGCCACCAACACGGGAAATTGGAGCGTCGCCACCAACACGGGAAATCAGTCAGCATCCATGGTTGAAGGAAAGGATTCTGTTGCGATGGCTTGCGGCTACCAATCAAAAGCTAAGGCTTGCATTGGTTCCGCGATTGTGATTGCGGAGCGCGGTGAATGGGACGGCATAACATATCCTCTTGTTGCAATTAAAGCGGCGATTATTGACGGGAAAACGATGAAACCCGACACATGGTACACGCTGAAAAACGGTGAGTTTGTGGAGGTGGACGAATGAGGGAATCACCAACATTTCGCACGAACCTTGCGCAACTGAATGAACGCTTTTCGCACGAAGAATTGACAATCAGCGAGGTTGCGGCGTTTATCGGCAAAAGCAAAAACACGGCAAAGAAGCGGTTTCCATTTATTTGCCGCACGGACAACCACACAGGCGGCTGCACCAAAACACAGCTTGCAAAAGCATTATCACAGGAGGTTTAAAATGGCAATTTTTCTTTTCATCATCGGCTATTTCGTTATTCTGCCCACGATCATTTGGGGAATCATCCACGAAGAAAAACTTATCCGCTTTGAGCGCGCCGTTGTCGCGGGCGTGAAAAAGACCTTTGAAAAATGATCCGGCGGAAAGGCGACGCAACGCTTGACGATGTATTGCGGTCGCTTGCCGATGTGCAAAGCGACATTGACACACTCGAAGCGAGAATCAAAAAAAACAAGCTACAGAGCAGCGGCACACATCGACGGCGCACCATTCAGCAAGCGCGAAGCGTGGGAAGGAATGCGCACCGAACTGATTAGCCGCAAGAACGATTTACTATTCCAAATCAAAGATTTATTAAGGGAGGATGAACAATGAACTATTTACCAAAGGTTGGCGAAACCGTGGCAATCAGAAGCGACCTCGACACCGGCGAAACCTACGGCTCCGTCAAGATGCTGCCCGAAATGGAAGATGTGAAGGGCACGACCGGCAAGGTCACAGCAGTCAACGAGAAAGAACGCGCAGTAAAGGTCGGCGACTGGTGGTGGAGCACTGCGATGTTGCGGCTGACATGGGAATCTATTTTGTGGTCAACCGTTGACAAGATCAACGAAGCGGGGAAAACGCTTGATTCCATCAAGGGTATGCTTGCAGATATGCTTGTCTAGTTTGACGATGAAGTGTAGAGTGGCCACACAGCGGCAGCTTTACAAAGCCCGTCAGGAAGCGGTGTATGAATTGTCGCCGGTTGTGATTCTGTCCATCCTGTATGTTTGCGAAAACAAGCTGCATTTTGGCTTTGAGAAAATGCGCAAGGTTGCCGACAGGGTAAACAACCGCTATGACGACATCACACAAAAATATGTGTCGTTTGAGGATTTGAAAGAGTGCCTGAAGGATGATGGCATCGAGATCCCGTTTTCGCTCGACGCGCAACCTTGTCACACATTGGACGACGCACGAAGGATCGCGGAATACACACAAAAGGCATTTGCAACGGCGGTCTTTTCGTCCGTGCTGGTGGACAAGTTCCTGTTCGGCTCGGTCAAGTCGCAGCAAGCCGTCAAGTGGTTGTGTGACACGTTCGACAAGTTGAAGGACGACCCTAAAGCATACAGGGCTTTGCGCGACCGCTACATCGAAGAATATCAAATACAAGTATCTTGAGGAGGTAAACATGAACAAACTTATCCGCACCATCGAGCATTTGCAAGATGACTACGACGATCTGCGCGCCCTGTACCGCGACGCGCAAAAGCGCATCAAGTATCTGGTTGACGAAAACTTGCGTTTGCACAATGAATGCAAGGCACTGCGCCACTACATCGAGATCACTAAGCCCATCGGCAGCGGCGAAAAAAGGGAATGGAGGGATTACGTCTATGACGCTTTATCGACGCTTGAAAGCTGAAAACAAGGCTTTGCGCGAACAGATTGCAGACCTTGAGGCTGAATTGGACGAAGCCGACAACACCATCTATGACCTTCGTTGTGAACTCGAAAACGAAAAAGAAATACGCGACGAATACTACCGCGCCAAAAGCCCGTATGAGGTTTGCGGCGTGTCAAGAAGCGACTTTTAAAAGGAGGATAACATGAATATCTATCAAAAATTAAGCGCAATCACAACCGAACTCGGTGTCGTTGCGAAAAACTTACAGGTGCAAACGTCGAAAACGTCATCATACAAGGCGGTGTCCGAACGTGACGTGATCGACAGCGTGAAGCCGTTGGAAACGAAGTACGGCGTGTATAGTTACCCTGTTTCCCGTGAGGTTTTGGAATCGAACCTGTTGGAAAGCGAAAGCGAGTATCAGGGACGCGTGACGAAAAAAACCACGTTCATGACGAGAATTAAAACCGTTTATCGGTTCGTCAATGTGGACGAACCAACGGATTACATCGAAACAACTGTCTTTTCGGAAGGCATTGATTCACAGGACAAGGGCAGCGGCAAGGCCATGACCTACGGCGACAAATACGCATTGATGAAGGCGTATAAAATCTCCACCGGCGACGACCCCGACGCACAGGCAAGCGTTGACGTTGGATATACGCGCAAGAGAAATGTCGAAAACGCCCCTATAAAGCCCGAATACGGAAAAGACGTGCTCATTTGCCCGCAATGCGGAAAGCCTGTTCTAAAGGAATTTTCAAAGAAACAAAACCGCTGGCTTGAACCGAAAGAGGTTATGGAACAATGCGGCGGTATGTGCGTTTCGTGTTACAAAAAAGCGAAAGAAGGTATGACGAATGCTTAACAACTGTACACTTATGGGGCGGCTTGTGGCTGCACCCGAACTGAGGGTAACAACCACCGGCAAATCCGTGTGTTCATTCCGAATCGCGGTTGACAGAAACTACACACAGGGCGGCGAACGTCAAGCTGATTTCTTGCCTTGCGTCGCGTGGAACGGAACCGCTGAATTTGTCGAGAAAAACTTTTCAAAGGGCAACATGATTGCCGTGACCGGCTCCATCCAAACGCGCACCTATGAGGATAAAAACGGGCAAAAGCGCACGGTTTCAGAAATCAGCGTGAAAGAGGTTTCGTTCTGCGGCACACGCCCAGCACACACGGAAACACCGACGGAAACACAATATCAATCGGTGGAAGCCGCTATGCCGGATTTTGAGGAGATCGGAGCAGAAGAAGGATTGCCGTTTTGACGGGCACACCGAAAGAACTGATCCGCTGGCTGTTGACGCAAAACGATGACGTGAAGCTTGAATGCAAGCCGTACAAAGAGAAGCGGTCACGGAATGCCAACGCCTACGCATGGGCGTTGATTGTCAAGATTGCAGACGCAATACGCGAAGATAAAAACAAGGTTTATCTTGAAATGCTCGACCGCTACGGACAAAGCGAAATCGTGAGTGTTCTTTCCACGGTGAGCGTCAAAGGATTTTTCAAGTATTACAGCGAGATCGGAAAAGGACACGTCAACGGCAAAGAGTTCACACATTACAAGGTGTTCAAAGGTTCATCGGAATATGACACGCACGAAATGTCCGTCTTGATAGATGGCATCGTGTCAGAAGCGAAAGAATTGAACATCGAAACGATGACGCCGCTTGAACTGCAACGGCTGAAAGATGGGTGGTGATTTTGTGACGAAATCAATTATTTGTAACGAAAGAGAATGCTTCGTTTGCGGAACACAATATAATTTGCATCGTCACCATTAGCACATTTTCCACGGAACAAGCGGTCGCAAACAGAGTGAGAAGTACGGCGCATGGGTTTACTTGTGCGCCTACCACCACAACATGTCCGACGAAGGGGTACACGGCAAAAACGGCGGCAAGCTTGACGAGCTGTTGAAGATCATAGCGCAGCACAAACTCGAAGAAACAATGAGCCGTGACGAATTCCGGCGACACTTCGGGAGGTCTTATCTATGACGTGCGACATTGACATGAAGCTGCCGTCCCTGAACGAATACATCAACGTGTGCCGTGGAAACAAATACGAAGCGGCAAAGTTTAAACGCGATATTGAAGCCGAAATCGGGCTTTTTATCGGTCGTTTGCCAACATTTGAAAATCCTGTTGAAATACATTTCCACTGGATAGAGGGCAATAAACGGCGCGATTATGACAACGTGGCGTTTGCAAAGAAATTTATTCTTGATGCGTTGGTGAAAAAAGGCAAACTGAAAGACGACAACAGAAAATGCGTTGTCGGTTTCCGCGACACGTTTGCGTATGGCCCGGAAACAAAAGTGATTCTATTTATCGAGGAGGATAACAATGACGGAGTTTAACATCACCTTTCCCTGTTCCGTTGGCGACGAAGTGTGGTGCATATCACCACGCAAGGAAGTGAGAAAAGAAAAGGTGGACAGACTTGTGATATTGAGTGACGCTGTTTTCTGCGTCACGGATCGCGGTGTCTACTATGTTCAGAACGAAATCTACGCCACAGAAAAAGAAGCGAGGGAGGCTTTAAGATGACACAATGCGAAAGAGTGCTGAAATACATTGACGATTTCGGCTCCATAACGCCGGTTGAAGCAATGGCAGACCTCGGCATTATGCGGCTTGCATCAAGAATCATCGACCTAAAAAAAGCCGGTTATCCTATCCACACGGAAACCGCAAAAGGCATAAGCAGATACGGAAAACCAACGCATTTTGCGCGGCATTCGATGGAGGTCATGGATGGACGTTAAATGGATTAAGTTGTCATCGGACATCTTCGACAACCGCAAAATCCGCATGATTGAGGGAATGCCAGACGGTGACGCGCTGGTTGTTATATGGCTGAAGCTGCTTGTGCTTGCCGGTAACACGAACGACGGCGGTTATGTCTATTTCACGAAGGACATACCGTACACGGATCAGATGCTTGCAACGCAGTTCAACAGACCGCTTGCAACGATTCAGCTTGCGCTTCGTACCTTTGAGCAGTTCGGCATGATCGAGATTATCGACGACATGATATATGTTTCCAACTGGGAAAAATATCAAAACGCCGACGGACTTGACAAAATCCGCGAACAGACGCGTCAAAGGGTTGCAAAATACCGTGAAAACAAGCGGCTCGAACAATGTAACGTTACAAGTAACGCTACTGTAACGCAATGTAACGCAACAGAAAAGAATAAGAAAGAAGATTTAGAAAAGAATAAGAATAATAGAGAGAAGTCGCCCACGCTCGACGAAATCAAAGCCTATGTCAACGAAAAAGGCTTGCGCATGGACGCAGAAGCGTTCTTTGACCACTACGAAGCAAACGGCTGGAAACAATCAAACGGCAACAAAATCAAGTCATGGCAAGCCGCCGCGAGACAGTGGGCAAGACGTGAGAGTAATTTCGGCAAGAAACAGGATTCCGTTTACACGTCGGACGCTTCTTATGACTTGGACGCGTTCAACAAAAGAGCGATAGGTTTAGATTAAAGGGAGGATATTATGGACAAAGAAATGGAACTTGCCTTGTATGGCGAATCGCACAAACCAAGAAAGGATGGAAAACAGGCTACGATGTTTTCCTTTGGTGGATGGAAGAAAATCCTGACCAAATTCTGTTTCCCGGCTATGACGATTGGGAGGATGAACAATGACGGCACTTGAAACATTAGTAAACACAGGATTCAAATTGAGAATTTACAAAAACAATAGCATTGGCAAAATACAAATCGACTTTCCGGAGTGGTATGTGAAGGATGGAATCGTTCTTGAAGGTGCATGGGGCGGCGGTAAAACAATAGAAGAAGCGGCAAGAGATTATCTTGAAAAGATAAAGAACAAGACGCTTGTTTCAGGTATTGGGAAAGGCAGACGAGAAATCAAATTTATTGTAATTGGAGGGTAAACAACAATGGCGCAGAAAGAACGATTGGTTGATTTGCTGAAGCGATCTCATTACGGAAATAGATCGGTTGTTGACCTTGCTGACTATCTTTTGGCTGAAGGTATGATCGTGCCGCCGTGTAAGGTGGGGGATACGGTGTGGTTTCATTGCCTTTACGAGGACGGCAATCCGATTGAAGCCGGGCGTGTAACCGCTATTATTAGACGGGACGGAGTAGACTTTTTGGAAATAATATACGGACACCTTCTCTTAGGCAGAGAATTTGACGAGGTTTTTCTGACACGCGAAGCCGCAGAACAAGCATTAAAGGAGCGCGAGACATGATAACAGATGAAAAAATGACACCTGAACAAGCGATCTTTATTTTGACAAATGTTCGTGTAGCAGACGAGTTTCAAGGCAATCAAGCTGTAACAGCAGCTTTTATAAAAGCTATATCAGCACTTGAAGAACAGTCCAAAAAAGAAAAGCGAAAACGCAGACCAAAATGCCCGAACGGTTACAACTGCGGAGACTGTATTCACTCGGACGGTTCTTGGGATGGCTTGAAATTTAAAGGGTTTGTCTGCGGTATCAATGCAAGATAAAGGGGCGTGAGGCATCAATGATTTTAACCAACAAACCATTTTGCTGCGCGGACTGTCCGTGCTTTATGAACATTAAAGGTGACGCAACCGCGCCAGGGTTTAACGAATTCCGTTGTAGAGCGGGCGGGTTTGAAATTGAGGTTGACCCTTCGATGACGCGAAGCTTGCGCTGCCCTGATAAAGAGCAAAAAACAATCTGCATTCCGAAGCCGTCACACAGCGGCAAGTTCATCTGCAAAACAGACAGCGGCGAGGTTATCCGCTTTGAATATTATAAAAAGTGGACGGAGGCCGAATACGAAGCGTCGAAAGAATGGGTGCAACAGAATGACGCATAAATGGTTGCGGCTGCCGAAAGCCGAAACAAAAGAGCAATGGATAAAAGACCGTGAACCGTTCCATTGGGAAGTCCGGCGCGGACACACGCCTAAAGATTCCGTGTTTGTGTCACGGTGCAAAGACCACGAAGAGGCAATCCAAACGGCGATCCGCGACAGCGCAGTGCAAGATCGGATAAACATGGGCTTTTCGCTGTCAAATGGCATTTATTCAAGCGAAATAAAAGGAACGTGGGAAATGGTTGTGCCTGGGTTTAATCGCAAATATTGGCTTCGTGCGTGGGGCTTCACAGGTATGCTTATCTACACAAGGCGGTGATACGTTGTCTAACTATTACACAATCCACATGAGCAAATACAACATAAGCGACGAACTGCAAAGGTATTTGCAAGCGTTGTGCGGACGGTACGACGCGATGAGAGACGAATTAAAAAGCATCTATTCTCTTTCATCACCGCCGTCCGCATTGCCGGCGCGAAGCGCAGCTTAGATGACATCGTGCTTATTCATGATGTGGTCGTGACCAAAACGCATAGGATCAGAACAAATCGTGATGTGAAAAACACATTTCGAAGAATTCCAGACCTTGTCAAAAGGTCAGTCGAAGAGATCTCAAAAGCATTAGCGAAAGGAGGGAATCCAGAATCATGAGCAAGATCATTGTCGGCCTGATCTGCGGCGCAGCCGCTACGATCCTGATCGAGACCGTGCTGTTTTGCGTGATCATCTATTCCGCGTACAAGCACGATCAGAAGAAAGAGGAAGAGGAAATCAGCAACAAGCGCTATGAGATGTGCAAAACGGCAAGAGGTGACTACGATGCCGAAGCTTGACAAAAAGTGGTTCTATGAAGCGCTTAAACCTTTTACGAACAAATATCTTCCGATTTTTATTGACATACCGTTGAGCAAGGACGATCGGAGATACAGAATCGTGTTTGACTGGTCAAGCAGAACACCCAGCGGAAAGTTTAATCCGATGATGTACTGTCAGCTCATAGACACAACGAAGCAGGGACCAAGAAAATATGTTGTGCCTGATCTCCTTTTCGACTGTATGAAAGAAGGCGTCACCACTGATTACAAGCTTTATAAGTACCTGGCATCGTGGATTGACAAAGCTTTTGAGGCGTATGAAGAGAGTGGTGATGAATAATGCCAGCCGGAAAGAACTGCCCAAACTGCGGCGCTCCGTTTGATCTCGGTGTTGATCAGTGCCCATATTGCGGAACGATCTACTTTGACTTGTCTTGCATTGACTTCACCAAGGATCAGCCTGTTTTTCTTAAAATACGAATGAACATAAACGGGCGAAACGCAACCGTTACACAACGTGTGTTGCCGACACTGGAGTGCATTTCGCTTGAGATGGAACGAAGGGAATATCAGCGAATCGGCAGCCCCTTCAAATCCTTTACACAAGCAACGCCAGTTGTAACGACAGACATCTCGTTTAAGACCATCTATTCAAAGAACGGCGAAGCTGTTCGAGTTGTATTCGATGACGAAAGGACGTGATACGACTTGCGAACCTATACATACAAGCTGACGGCTTATGGCATATCGGACGCCAGGCAGCGAGAGCTCCGGGCCTTCTGCGAGCAGTACGACGAAAAGTTGCAGAAGCTGCGCGATCTCTATTCGCTGTCATCCCCGCCATTCGACGCGCCGGTCCAGGGCGGCTTGCCTTCGGATCCGACGCTGCAAAAGGCGGCAAAGGCTCAAAAGCTTAGATCGGACGTTGACCTGATCGACCGGTGTTTGTTGGAAGCGGCATACGGTTCACAGAAGGGCGCGGACGACCTGAAGCGCAACGTGATCTATTGGCAGGGCGAACACAGCTGGGGAAACGTCTCATGCGGAAAGAATACCATGTACCGCTGGCGCACCAGATTCTTCGTGCTGCTGGATCACGCGCTGAACGAGCGGGAGGGCTGATGATATGTCAACGAAAGCACGCCCGCCGCCTGCGATGGCTGCTACACAAAAATTTAATATCTTCATGCTTTATAAACAACGGAAAGTGAATGAATAGCACCGGGGCTGAACAAAGGCGGCTTCGGTGCTTCCCTTTTTGAAGGTGGTGACTTTGGGGCACTACTTATGCGGTACAATTATATCGTGGATCATTGGACATTTCCCATTTTCCTCCTATGCAGCCGGTGTTTTTCACTTCCTTTTCACCGGCTGCGCTTTTATTGAAAGAAGGTGACCGAATGGCGCTGAACTATCGAGAGGAAGCATTCGTCGATGAGTTTTTCAAGAACGACGGCAACTGCTATGCGGCTGCCATCGCTGCCGGTTACGCCGAGAAGACGGCGAGGTATGCGAGCGAGTGGATAAATGAGAAAAATCAAGAAAAACCTACCAAAAAAAACGTATATAAGCCGGAGCTCGTCGCGGCCATCGATGCCCGCCGGGAACAGCTGATGAACGAGCGCGTGGCAGATGCGCAGGAGATCATGGAATTCCATACTCGCGTGCTGCGCGGCTATGAAAAGGATTCAACTCTTGTCATCCTCGGCGAAGGCGACGGCTACAGCCGACACGAAATTGTCGAGACACCTGCGACGATCAAAGCAAAGCAGACGTCCGCCAGCGCGTTGGCCAAGGTCCTCGGGCTCGAAAAAGCAAATCTTAACATGGAAGGCTCCGTGCCGGTGGTGTTCACTGGGGTGAACGATCTTGAAGACTAAGCTGAAAAAGCTCCACCTTCCAGATCTGATCGGCGCCGGGTATCGTTTATTCTGGTATTTTACCGGACGATACCGTGCGTTGAAGGGCAGCCGCGCCTCAAAAAAGAGCAAAACGACGGCGCTGTGGTATATCTTCTTCACAATGATGCTCCCGGGGTCGAATACCGTTGTCGTCAGAAAAATCTACCGCACGTTGCGTGATAGTTGCTTTGCGGATTTGAAATGGGCAATCCATCGTCTGGGTGTTGACCACCTGTGGTCAGCAAAAGAGAACCCGCTGGAGTTGACATACATACCAACAGGACAAAAGATCCTATTCCGCGGACTTGACGATCCGCTGAAGATCACGTCGATCACGGTGGAAACCGGCGTTTTGTGTTGGATGTGGATCGAGGAAGCATACGAAATCAGCAACGAGGCCGACTTTGATATGCTCGATGAATCCATCCGCGGTGAGATGCCGCCCGGCCTGTTCAAACAAATAACACTGACGTTCAACCCTTGGAATGAGCACCACTGGTTAAAACGTCGGTTTTTTGATGCTCCGACGGATCCGGACGTTTTAACGATGACAACCAACTACATGTGTAACGAGTGGTTGGACGAAGCCGACCTTCGGCTGTTCGAGCGCATGAAAGTCAACAATCCGCGGCGCTATCAGGTCGCCGGCCTTGGGAATTGGGGCATCGTTGACGGCCTCGTCTTCGAGAATTGGGAAGAAAAGCTCTACGATATCGACGAAGTGCGCCGGATGCCTTCAGTGCAATCCGTGTTCGGTCTCGACTTCGGTTACACCAACGACCCGTCGGCGCTGTTCTGCGGTTTGGTTGATGCAGACGCAAAGATGCTGTGGGTGTTCGATGAAATGTATGAACGCGGAATGTCAAACGAGCGCATAGCTGAAAAGGTCATTGCAATGGGCTACTCGAAAGAGAAGATCAGGGCAGACAGCAGCGAGCCGAAAAGCATTGACAGGTTGCGTTCTATTGGTTTGCCGCACATTGACAAAGCGCGGAAAGGCAAAGACAGCGTGAGCAGCGGCATTGACTTTTTACAGGATTTCAAAATATTCATTCATCCGCGCTGTGTGAATTTTTTGACGGAGATCGGCAATTACACATGGGCGACTGATTCCAAAACCGGCAATAAAACGGGCGTCCCGATAGACGACTTCAATCATTTGATGGACGCAATGAGATATGCAATGGAACCGTTTTCCATGCCGCGCAGATTTTTCTAGGGGGAAAAATGAAAAAGTTATTTTTCGACAAAAACAATTTGACGGGGCTTGTAACCGACAAAAGGTTTCTTGAACTTGAGATTAAAAGATGGCTTGACAGCCCCGAACGAAAAGCGCAGATGACCGCCGAAAGATACTATGACGGGTACCACGATATTTTGACCGCGCTGCGCACAATGGTGAATGAAGATGGTGAACTTGAGGAAGTCACATATCTGCCGAATAACAAGATCATTGACAATCGGTACGCGTATCAGGTTGACCAGTTGACAAATTTTGAAATGGGACAACCGATCACCTTTGACACAGACCTTGCAAAGCCCAGCGGCAAGCAGTTTGCGGATGAATTAAACGAACTGTTTAACAAAGAAAAGCTGGGCAAGCTGCGCAGGATCACGAAACACGCCGTGAATGAAGGCATTGCATGGCTGTATGTGTGGCCGCGTGACGGGAAATTAGAGTTTTCCATTTTCCCCGCGTCGGAGGTGCTGCCGTTTTGGGCAGACGCGGAACACACCGACCTTGACTGCGCCGTGCGGTTGTATTCCGTTTTGGAATACAACGAGGAGGAGCAGCCGGACTTGGTTTTCCACGTCGAAGTCTATGACGGCAACGGAATCACAAGATTCATCTGGAACGAAGGGCGGTTGGAATACGATTATGACACGCCGGCCGTGCCGTATCTCACCGTGCAAGTGGGGAAAAAGACCTTGCCGTATGCGTGGGAACGTATGCCGCTGATTGCATTTAAGGCAAACGAAGGCGAAACGCCGCTTTTGAATAAGTGCAAGACGCTGCAGGACGCTTTGAACAAGCTTTTATCCGATTTTCAAAACGTCACCGAGGAGAACAATAATAAGACGATTCTCATCATCAAGAACTATGACGGCACCGACCTGGGCGAATTTAAGCGCAACCTTATGACCTATGGCGCAATCAAAGTGCGCACCGTGGACGGCGTGGACGGCGGCGTTGATTCCTTGACCGTCGAAGTGGACGCGAACAACTACAAAATTATGATTGATATGCTGCGGAAAGCTATCATCGAAAACTGCGGCGGGTTTGATGCAAAAGACGAACGGTTGTCCAATAACCCGAATCAAATGAACATTCAGTCCATGTACGCGGACATTGAAATCACCGCAAACGGGCTTGAAACGGAGTTTGCCGCGTCGTTTGAACAGCTTTTGTGGTTCGTCAAGCAACACTTGAAACAGACCGGCAAGGGCAATTTTGAAAACGAAAAAGCCGACGTCATTTTCAACCGCGATATGCTTTATAACGAAGGCGAGGCAATAGACAACTGCACAAAAATGGTCGGTTTGGTATCGAAAGAAACCATAATGAAACAAATCCCGTGCGTGGACGACCCGAAAGCGGAAATGGACAGGCTGGCAAAGGAACAGGAGGCAGAAATGCCTTCAGATCCGTATGCAGAGGCGTTCCACACGCACACATTGACAGACGATGACCAGTAAATCATATTGGGCGCGGCGCATGAAGATGCTGCAAGAAGGCATCATCAAAGAACGCGCAAAAGACGTTGAGTATATCGAAAAACAGTATACAAAGACGATCAAAGAGATCGACGACAAAATCCGTTCGTGGTATCAGAGGCTAGCCGATAACAACGGCGTGTCCTATGCCGAGGCGCAAAAGCTTTTGTCGAAGAATGAGTTAGACGACTTTAAAATGACCGTCGAGGAGTACATCGAAAAGGGTCTTTCAGGCGGTTTTGAAAAGGAACTCGAAAACGCATCCGCACGGGTGCATATTTCACGTTTAGAAGCCCTTGAAATGGAATTGCAAGCCCACGCTGAAGAACTGACCGGCAAGAGGATAGCCCGCACGGAAAGCGCAATTTCGGACGCATACACCGAAAGCTATTACCACACCGGTTACGAGGTTCAACAGATGGCGGGCGTCGGCGTGAATATGCGCAAGGTGGACAAAAAACGCCTTGAAAATGTTTTGGCGCGTCCGTGGGCGGCAGACGATAAGACCTTCACGGCTCGGTGCTGGACGGACAAAAACAAGCTCGTGAACATTCTCGAAGGCGAATTGACGCGGATGGTTGCGACAGGTGCCGCACCCGATAAAGCGATCAAGAACATTGCCGACGCATTCAACACATCGAAAGCGAATGCAAGGCGGCTTGTGTTGACGGAAAGCGCAGTTATGGCATCCGTTGCTGAACAGGATTGCTATAAGGAACTGGACGTTGAAGAATACGAAATCGTCGGCACGTTTGACACAAAGATGTGCGAGGATTGCGCTTCGTGGCATGGGCAACATTTTCCGCGCAAAGATTTCAAAATTGGCGTAAATGCACCGCCGTTTCACCCGAACTGCTATTGCGTGACGGTGCCGTATTTTGACGACATGGCTGGCATCGGGGAACGCTGGATGAGAAACCCAGAAACCGGCAAGGGCGAGTGGATACCGTCCGATATGTCCTATCGGGATTGGAAAGACATTTATGTCGATAAGAAATACACGTTGGACGATTGGAAAGCAAAGCACACGCCGAAACAAGAAGCAACCGTCCCGGTCACGGGGCGCGACCGTGCCTCTTATCTCAGAAAAGTAGATTTTACACCTGCGCAATCCATAGAAGAAGCACAAGAATATGCGAAACGGTTTGTTGTTGAAAAAACGTGGAGCGGAAACGGGAATGTGTCATTTAAAGGGCTTTCCGTTGAAAGCGCAAACAAGATTAACGAAACGCTGGCGGAGTTGTATGAAACCTACGACTTGCCGCAGCTATATAATATCCAACCGATGAATTTCAGGGCTAATATATGGAAAGACAGCCTCGACGCGCCGATGGCATATAGAAATATGCAGAGCGGCGAACTATATTTTAACCCCAAAATTCTCAAAAACGCAAAAACTGTTGACGGATACTTTAAACGCGGAGAAGAAGCCTTTGATATATGCAGAAAGAATATTGACAAGTTTACAGGCGAAAAACGAAAATTGGTTGAAACATACATCAAGGCCGGGCGTCAGAATGTTGCGGATGATGCCAAAGACAAAATAAAAGCTTTTGCGCAACACGAGATGGGTCACCACATTCAAAACCAAATCTTGTGGCGAAACAAAGAAGCTGTTGCAAATATGAATGCTGGCATTGAAGAATACGCTGTCAAGATTTCGGGATATGCAACGTCTACAAGAGGAGAATACATTGCTGAAAGTTTCTGTGCCTTTTGCAACGACGAAGCAAGCAGAATTGACCCGTTTATGAAATCATATTTTGAGGGGTTGTTGAAATAATGGAAGATATTATCATTGACGATTTTTATGCTGAAATAAGGAAACTCGCAGAACAGGTCGAAAAGGGAAAAAATAAATGACTAAAGCATTCCTCGGGGTGCTTTTTTCATACAAAAATCTACCGCTGCCCGACGGAATAAACAAGGGGTGCCGCCGCACAGGAACAGACCTGAATAAAAAAGATGGCGGGGAAAGGACACAAATGTTAGATTGGCTTAAAAAGCAATGGGGCGACAACTACACCGCCGACATCGAATCAGAAGCGAAAAGGGAACTTGCGAAATGGGGCGTTCCAAAATCAGAATTCAACGAAAAAACGCGCACGATCAGCGAACAGGAAAAGACAATCGCAAAGTTGCAAGAGCAGCTTGAAAGTCTCCAAAACGCAAACACGCAAGCGACCGCAGACCGACAGACGATTGACGAACTGAAACAAACGTTTGAAACGGAGAAGAACCAAATGAGGATTGGCTTTGCCGTGGAAATGGCGCTAAAAGACGCGGGCGCGAAAAACCCGGCGACTGTCAAGCCGCTGTTGGAAAGCTTCATCAACGATGCAAAACTAGACGAAAACGGCGGCGTCGAAGGCCTCACCGAAAAAATCAAGCAACTTTCAGAGGATGAAAGCACGGCATTTTTGTTCGACACGCCTGAAAAGGCAAAGCTGGACGTTGCGGGTGCTGCACCCGGAGACCCCGGCAACAAAGGCGCGAATACCGCGAAATCCATTGACGACATGTCATATTCGGAACTGAGCGCGTATCTTGCGGAAAATCCAAATGCACTAAATTGATGAAAGGATGAAACACATTGGCAAACGCAAAATTTGACGCAAAATCTTTTAACCCCGAAGCCTTTAAGTATAAGGCTGAACGAATCCCGAATCTCAAGATGACGGAGATTAAGAAGTCCCGCGCCCTTGTCGGCAACGCGGACATCCGTGCGGCATTCACACAGGGCGGCACCGCTTATGCGAGAATCGCAATGCGTGGTCTGCTTGACGGTACTGCGCTCAACTATGACGGCGCAACCAACATCACCGCCACCTCCACCAAAACCTACGAACAGGGCGTTGTCGTGATCGGCCGTGCGAAAGCGTGGACGGAAAAAGACTTTTCCTATGACATCACCGGCGGCATCGACTTCATGGACAATGTGGCTGCACAGGTTGCGACCTATTGGGATGAAATCGACGAACTGACCATTCTTAAAATCCTTGAAGGCATCTTCAAGATGACCGGCACGAAGAACCTTGAATTTGTCAACGGTCACACCTATGACATCACTGCCAGCGGCGACGGCACCTTCACCGCCACCACGATCAACACGGCTGCAAACAAGGCGTGCGGCGCAAACAAGAAGAAATTTACGATGGTGTTCGTACACCCCGACGTTGCAACCGACGTTGAAAACCTGAACCTTCTGAAGCACCTGACCTACACCGACAAGGACGGCGTGACCCGTGACCTTGAACTTGCTACCGTGAACGGCAAGCTGTTCGTCATCACCGACGCAATGCCGACCGAAGAGGTTGCGGAATCCTCCGAAGGCGCGGGCGACGGCTACACCGCATATACAACTTATATGCTTGGTGACGGTTGCTTCTCTTATGAGGATATTGGCGCGAAAGTCCCGTACGAAATGGACAGAGATCCCGCAGAAAACGGCGGTGAAGATACCCTCTACACACGTAAACGCAAGGTGTTTGCCCCGTTTGGCATCTCCTATGAAAAGGCATCTCAAGCGTCGCTGTCCCCGACTGACGCGGAACTTGCCACCGGCGCGAACTGGACGCTTGTCCACAGCGGCGAATCTGTTGCGGCGAACCGTACCTATATCAACCACAAGGCAATCCCCATTGCCCGCATCATCTCTAAAGCGTAACTGAGGGGGTGACGCTATGAACGTCACTACGGATGTTATCAGCCGTTTGGGTGATTTAGGCGTTGACGCGCTGGAAAGCGACACCGCCGTGATCTACGCTATCGAAAGAGCGCGTGAGACGATATGCAATGACATCAACTGGAACGATGTTCCCGAGGGCTTGAGGCATACCTTTGTAAACATGGCGTGTGGATATTATCTGCACGATCAAAAGGCAATGGGCTTGCTTGACGAATCGGTTGTTTCGGGCGGCAGTGTTGCATCTATCAGCGAGGGTGACGTGTCCATCAGCTTCTACACCGGCAACGACGTTTCTCCTGACGCACGGTTCGACGCGTTGGTGCAGTATCTCACACACCCGCAACCATATCTGCTTTCGAGATACAGGAGGCTGACATGGTAGACAATGCGGGGTATAAACGCGCAATGCGTATGATATGGGTGGACAAATGCACTATCAAGGTGAAGCGTGATACTACAACCTCCGTTGGACGAACGGTACAGAGCGAAGAAACAATCGTTTCGGACGCTCCGTGCCGTTTGTCTTTTGATACGGTAACGGTGCCGGAAGAAACAAGCAGCGCGGCAAAAAAGGTACAGGCAACGACGCTTTTTTTGTCCAACGAGTACGAAGTCCCCGCCGGTTCGCACATCATCGTCACGCACGAAAACGTGACAAGGGATTATGTGAGCAGCGGTGTGCCGTCTGTCTATACCTACCATCAACAGATCCCGTTGAATCTCAAAGAGGAGTGGGCATAGTGGGCGTTATCAGTGTGAACACGAAAGAACTTGAAGCGCTATGCAAGAAGCTTGAGAAGTTTGATTCCGACAAAAAGGATCAATTCTTGGAAGCCGCGGCGAAAGATTTGGCTGCTCGGTTCATTGTGATTGTGAAAAGAGCGACGCCGAAAGACACCGGCACACTCAGAAGGGGCTGGACTGGTGGCAAAGACGCTTCCGAAACCGCCTTCGCGTCTGCTATCCCGGTGCGGAAAAACGGTCAAACCTACACAATCACAGTAGAAAACAACGTGGAGTATGCTTCGTATGTTGAATACGGACACAGAACGCGGGGCGGCGGCTATGTCAAGCCTCAGTATTATGTGAAACGAAGCGAACAGGCGTTTGAACCCCACGTCCCCCGGTTTTTGCAAAAGAAACTGGATCAGTTTATGAAGGAGACGTTCAATGGATAAAGAACTGACATTTGAACAGGTGCGCGACGGCATCATTAGGGCGTTGAAACACGCCTATCCTGATTGCGATGTCAGGTCAGATTACACGCCGCAGAACGTCTCTGACGGGGATTTCAACGTGCTTTTCGTCACTTCGCAGACCCCGGAACACGTTGGCGACTACTGGAAACATTCCGTGACCTTTGATGTGGTGTATTACTGCGGCCCGAAAAGCATCACGGATGACACAATGCGCGTTTGCACGGAAGTTCCTCTGTTGCTAGAGACGATCACCACACCGTCTGGGGCAAAATTGCACCCGGTGAGTGTAGAACCGGCCACGCAGGATGATAAAACCGTGCATATCGTTGTCCGATATGACTACCACGTCAAGGCTTGGCTGCTGGAAAATGCGGACGATTCCGAACTGATGATGCGGCTTCAGCTGCACATGGAGGATTTATATGTCGAAAAAGAATAAGAAGCAAAGACCTGTTACCGAACCTGTTGAACGGTTTGGCAAACAGGGCTTTTTGCTTTCAGAAGAATTCGAGCGCGACAAAGGTGTGTTGCAATACCTTTTGAGCGACAAAAAGCAATATTCTGTCGATGAAGTTAGAAACATTCTCGACAAATTTAAACATGAAAGGGTGAAATAAATATATGGCTTATGGCGGCGGCACTTTTATGACCCAAAATAAGACCATGCCGGGTGCATATATTGTCTTTGCTTCGATTTCGCGGGCATCCGCAACGATTTCCGATAGAGGCGTTGCGGCTGCGCCGTTCGAGTTGAGCTGGGGCGAATACGGCGTGCGAGAGATCACACAGGGCGAGTTCATTCGCAACTGCTGGGAACTGTTTGGCTATTCCTACAGCGACGATGAAATGCTGCCTTTGCGCGAAATCTTTAAACACGCTGTGAAGGTCTTTTGTTACCGGCTTGAAGGTTCGGGCGCGGCAAAAGCTGATTCCACGTTTGCGAAGGCAAGATATGACGGCGCAAGGGGCAACGACATCAAGATCAAGGTCACCGAAATTGCGAAAACGACCGGCGATCAGCAGTATCTTGTACAGACTATCGTTGGCAAGAAGGTTGCGGACGAACAGACCTTGACGGCGTGGAAAGACATCAAGGACAACGGCTTTGTCGAATTCAAAAAGACCGTAACGGTCGAAGAAACCGTGCCGGATACCTATGTATCCACGGACGACACCGAGATTCAGGACAAAACCTACTACACCGTGGCAACGGTGGAAACGCCGGCGGCTGAATCCATCGGCACATATTTTGAGTATGTCAACGGCGAATATGCAAAGACAAAGGACGAATCCGTTGTTGTCGGCAAAACGTATTACACGTTGACAGCGGTTGAAAATCCGCAAGCGAGCGCGCTTGAGAACTACTACGAGGCGAAGGTCATTGACGTTGAGAAGCAGTACCGCTTCACGAAAGAAACCGCAGAGGATGGCGTGGACTACGCCACAACCACCATCGGTGAAATGGCGGGGCTTGTGCTGACTGGCGGAGGCGATGGCATCATTGAGCCGGAAGCACACAGTGAATTCTTGGCGGCTATCGAACCGTATTCTTTCAACACGCTTTGCTGCCCTGTTACGAATCAGGTTGTGATCGGACAGTATATCAACCACACAAAGGAACAGCGCGACCAGTACGGCGTCAAGTTCCAGCTTGTGTGTCATAGGCCGGCAACGGCTGACTATGAAGGCGTGATTGGCTTGTGGAATGATGTGACGCATGACACGATCACCGTTTCACCGGCTGCGGGTGTGTATTGGCTGACCGGCGCAGAAGCGGCGGCACCGATCAATGGTTCTTTGACCAATACAAAGTATGACGGTGAACTGAATATCGAAGTGAAAACAAGACAGCTCGACCTTGAAAGAGAAATTCAGGCGGGGCATCTTGTGTTCCATCGTTCCAACGGTGACATCGTGATTTTGACGGATATTGACTCCCTTGTTTCCCTTTCCGAAAACTTTGGTTCGATGTTCCAAAAGAATCAGACCATCCGCTATTGCGACAACGTGGCGAACGACCTTGCTGCGCTGTTTGTCAAGCGTTATCTTGGCATCGTGCAGAATGATGAAAGCGGTCGCGCTTCGTGGTGGAACGAATGCGTCAAATATTTCCGCGAATCTCAAAGAATCCGTGCGATCACGGAATTTACGGATGAGATCGTCGATGTGGACATTGGCGACGAAAAAGACACCGTGGTCACATACATTAACGGTTTGAACATTGTGAATGCAATGGAAAAACTGTATATGACCGTTATTTGCAAGTAAGGGGGGCTAAACAATGGAAATCGCAAGAGTTATGAAAAGCGACCATGACATTTCCGCTAATTACGGTATTCTTTCCATGACGCTGAACGGACGCCGCCTGAACGTGGCAATGGCGAAGCACGTTGAACTGAAAGCCTCCGTGGAATCCCGCGAAGTGAAGAAGATCGGCACGAACCTGATGGGCCGCAAGAGTGGCCTTATGAGTTATTCTGGCAACATGACGCTGTTCAAGTGCATGGAAGAGTTCGACAAGATGATTGCCGAATATGACAGAACCGGCATCATGCCGCGCTTCGACCTTCAGCTTTACACGGAAGACCCCGCCGCTGCGGATCTCGGCAGAAGCATCAAACAGGCGAACAACTGCATTATCGACGGCGACATTCTGCTCGGTCTTATCGACGCGGAAGGAGGCAGCATCGAACAGGAAGTCAATTTCTACGCCGAAAGCGTGGAAGTTCCTGAATATCTGAAGAACCCCGACTATATGTAAAATCTAACAGGGAGGATTGTTTATGGCATCTTTAGTTGACTTTTTCGGCAAAAACGCTGAAAAATTACCTGAAAAGGAAATCATCGTTTCCAACAGATTCAAGGACAATGACGGCAACCCGATTCCGTGGAAGATCAAGGCGCTGGACGCTGCAACGCAACAGCGCATTCGGTCGGAAGCAATGGACATGAACGTGAACGACCAAAAGAAGGTCAACGTGAAGTTCAACTCCGCAAGGATGAATCAGGGAACTGTCGCCGCGTCCGTGGTATATCCCGACCTGAAAGACAAGGCTTTGCAAGACTATTACGGCGTTGCAACGCCTTCGGCTTTGGTGGGGGTTATGCTGTCGGATGATGAGTTTGAAAGACTTTTGGAGGCCGTAAACAGCCTCAGCGCGGGAACAGACCCCGGAACGATTGAAGAAGAGGCAAAAAACTGATATTGGGCAACGATCCTGACGCGAGAGTTGTCCATTATCTTCTTCACTCGTTCCATTGGCCGCCTGCAACTTATATGAATATGACACCGTATGAACAAGCCTTTGTTCGGGCTTCGGTTCAAGTGTATCAAGAAGAACAGGCGGGAGGAGAATCTTAACGGTTCTCCTCATTTTTTTGTATAGGAGGGATCACGATGAGCGTTAAAACCGAACTAATTTTACAAGACAAAATGTCATCGGTGATCCGTGACATAAACAGGAATCTCGGTCAGACTGTGCAGGCCATGAAAGATGTCGAGAAATCGGGCGCGGCTGCCTTCGGGCAGAAGCTTGCAAAAGGCGCTGCGACGGTCGGCAAGGCTGCGGCTATTGCCACCGGCGCGGTTGTGGCTGGTTCTGTGGCTGCCGGGAAGAAACTATGGGGCATGGCGAACGAAGTTTCGCAAGTCGGTGACAATATCGACAAGATGTCTCAAAAAATCGGCATCAGCGCAGAAGCCTATCAGGAATGGGGCTATGTGTTTGAGCGCAGCGGTGCGGATGTCAACCAGCTTCAAACAGGAATGAAGACGCTTTCGTCCGTCATAACAGACGCGGCAAATGGCTCTTCTTCCGCGGCTGAAAAATTGAACGCTGTCGGGCTTTCCGTGCAGCAACTAAATGGGCTGTCGCAAGACCAGCAGCTTGAAGCCGTGGTCGGTGCGCTGCAAGGCATGGGTTCGGGAGCGGAGAGAACCGCAGCTGCCACCGATTTATTGGGAAGATCAGCCACGGACATGGGCGCAATCCTCAATATGACCGCAGAGGAAACCGCAGCTTTGAGACAAGAAGCCGAAGACTACGGCATGGTGATGAGCAAAGAAGCCGTTGCCGCATCTGCTAACTTCGACGATATGCTGACGAAGATGCAAGGCACCGTAGGAGGCCTGAAAAATCGTCTAATTGGCGATCTTTTGCCCGGGCTGTCGCAGGTTGTTGACGGCTTTTCAAACCTTGTGACTGGCAATGAGGGCGCTTCTGCCGCGATTGAGGCGGGGATGTCGAATGTCGTTTCGTCCATCTCCGACATGATACCGAAAGCCGTTGGTGTTTTGACATCCGTGGGTTCAGCGGTGATGCAAGTCGCGCCATCAATTATTGAGTCCTTGGCTGATGGAATGTTGAGCGCTGTTGACTCACTTGCGCCTGTTGCGGGCGAAATGATTACAAAGCTGACCGGCGCGATTTTGAAACTGCTGCCAAAGGTATCGAAAACAGCCGTGAAGTTGGTTGTTACTTTAGCGAATACCATTGCGGAACAGTTGCCGCAGTTAATCCCGATGGCAGTTGAGGCCATAGTGGCTTTCACTTCGGGGCTGGTGGAAAATCTCCCGTTGGTGCTTGACGCTGCGCTTCAGCTTATTATGGGCTTGGCGCAAGGCCTTCTCGACGCTTTGCCGACTTTGATTGCACAGCTTCCCGCTATCATCGTCGGGATCTGCGATTTTTTGATTTCTGCTATCCCGCAAATCATTCAGGCTGGAATGGATCTGCTTGGTGCGTTGCTGGATAATACCGGCGCAATCATCGCGGCGTTGATTCCAGCCGTCCAGCAGATTATATACGGCATCGTGAGTTCGCTGCTGTCGCATTTGGGCGAGTTGGCAATGGCTGGCGTTCAGTTGCTTGTCGGTCTTATTGGTTCGCTCCCGACCGCGATTGCCCAAATCGTTGCCGCGCTTCCGCAAGTGGCAATGGCTATGATTCAGAACCTTTTGAGTTTCGTCGGCGGGTTCAAGGACGTTGGCGTTAATTTGATAAAGGGCCTGTGGAAGGGCATTAAAGAAGCGAAAGATTGGGTCATTGGCAAGATTCAAGGCATTGGCTCGTCTATCCTTGGTGCGTTAAGAGGAATTTTCAAAGAACACAGTCCGTCGAAGGCAACCGATTTGATGGGCGTTAATTTGATGAAAGGTCTTGGCGGCGGTATCACAAGAAGCGCCGGTGAAGCGTTGAGCGCTGCAAAGGCTGTTTCTTCTGACGTTCTTAATTCGTTTGGCGACATGAGCGCCACCGCAAAAATCGGCGCCGAATATACCGGCGTCACCGGCAGCGCGTTTACTGTCGGCGGCGGCAATTACAGTCCGAACAATGTGAATGTTGTGGTCAATGTTGATATGAGTGGTATGCAAAATTCCATTGCCAACGGCAACGACATGGACGATATGGTGACAAGACTTGTCAACGGTATCAGAATGAAGACGGCAACAGCCATGCAAGGGGTGGTGTGATGTATCGGTTATATCTATGCGGTATTGAGTGGCCTTTGCCTTCCTCCGTTTCAATCAAAAGCGGCGGCGACACTAAAACAACGAAACTGCTTGACGGAAGAACGATTTCTTTTTTGAAATCACCCGGACTTTCGGAAATCGGCTTGAGTGTTGACCTTCCCATGTTCGGGGAGCAGAAAGACGCGACATATTACACCGATAAAATCAAGAAATTCCGCGATAAAAAGAAGCCGACGCAGTTCATCCTAACACGTTCTACCCCTGACGGGAAACCGCTTGAATACGTTAATTTGAAGGTTTCCATAGGCGACTTTACAAAGACTGAAAACGCGGACGACCCGTTTACAATGAACGTCTCCGTCTCTTTGCTGGAATATGTGGACTATGGAACGAAAACCATATCCATTAAGACAGCGAATATCGGCGGCAAGGTTAAGGCTATTGCTACGATTTCGCAGGAAAGAGAAAAAAACAACGCCCCGGCAGCGCGAACCTACACCGTAAAAGACGGGGACACGCTGTGGAATATTGCGGCGAAATACTTGGGTTCTTCATCGAAATATAAGGATCTGTTCAACGCCAACAACTTGAGCGACCCGAATATTTTGAAACCCGGCACGGAGTTGATTATCCCGTGAAGCTGGACTTGATGATTAAGCACGGCACAACTTTTCAATCCCCGCCTGTTGTGGACGGTGTATCAATAGACTGGGAGCGAAAGGGACAACCTGGCAAAATGACTTTTAACGTTGTAAAAACGGATGCGCTGTCATTCAATGAGGGTGACAGCGTTTCCTTTTCCGTTGACGGCCACAAGATTTTTCGCGGCTATGTGTTTGACAAATCCCGGTCGGGTTTGGACAAAAAGATTATTAGCGTAACTTGTTATGACCAGCTTTATTACATGGCAAAAAACAAAGAAACCTATGTGATCGAGAATAAAACCGCCGCTGATGTATTGAGAATGGTCTGTGAAGACTTCGGCTTAAATTTTGGGGTTATATTTCCTACGCCGCACGTTATGGAAAGCAGAGTGGAAGACAACGCTTCGCTGATGGATATTGTGCAAACCTCTTTGGACATTACCGAAGAGGCAACAGGGCAAACATATACCATGTTTGACAATGCCGGGTCTATTATGCTGCTGCCTGATTCCGCTTTAACGATAGACCAAATCGTTGACGCTACAAACGCGGCAAACTTCGACTATAAAACCTCTATTTCAGATGAAACATACAACAGAATCAAATTGATTCAGGAAAAATCGGACGCGGGGGAACGCAAGGTCTTCTTGGCGCAAGACCCGTCGAAAATGTCAAAATGGGGCGTTCTTCAATACACGGAGAAGTTGGACGACGACGAAAACAACGGTCAAATCAAGGCACAGTCGCTTTTGGCTCAGTTGAACAGAAGGAAAAGGGCATTGTCCGTCTCCGACGTGCTGGGTGACAAAAGGGTGCGCGGCGGCACGATCCTGACCGTCCTTTTGGGGCTGGGCGACATGAATTTGTCCGCTTTGATGAGGGTCGAACAGGTGCAGCACATCTTTACAGAACAGGAACACAAAATGTCTTTGAGACTTAGCGGGGGTGAGTTTGTTGTCTGAATTGGATTATTCGCCCTTGGTAAATGTTATCAAGGAATTGTCTTCTGGCGTTATGGATGCCAAAAAGCCCTTTGCGTTTGTTATGGGCAAAGTGTTGAGTGATTCCCCGCTGAAAATCATGGTTGACAAAAAGCTGATTTTGGGCGAAAAGCAATTACTTTTAACAAATGCAGTGCGGGATCACTACATCAAATTGACCACCGTTGGGGAGTTTTTGAATCAGGACGACGGCAAAGAACACTACACCGAATACGAACAAAGATTAACGACAAACCCCGTTTACGGCGTGTCGGGTGCGCCAGACGATAACAACGCTTTTGAGAACCACCGCCACAAGTACAAAGGCGACAAGTGGTGGAAATTCAACATGAAGTTACAGACAGGGGAAAGCGTGTATCTTTTAAGAGTGGACGGCGGTCAGAAATATATCGTGCTTGACCGTGTGTTCCCGCCAAACAACAAAGGGGAGATCAGATGAGTGATTTATTTTACTTGCCGACAACCGGCGACGATCTGGACGACATTGAACTGGCCGAAGCGAGAATGCCGGGTTACACATGGCATGTTGTTGACAACCGCATCCGGGGCATGTGCGACGACAAAGAGGCGTTGGAACAGGCTATTTATCACATTTTGCAAATCGAACGATACAAATGGGTGATTTACCCGCAAAGCTACGGCTCTGAGATTGCCGACCTTATCGGTCAACCGCACGATTACGCGGCGGCTGAATTAAAACGTACCATTACAGAAGCGTTGACACAGGACGACCGTGTTGTTGACGTGGGCGAATGGGACATTGTTTTCGGTGAGGATAAAGACGCATTGACCGTCGGCTTTACGGTGGAAACCATCTACGGCGAAATTGAAATCAGAGGGGAGTTGACACGATGACGCAAGCCGAATATGAAGCAATTATGGAGCGGTCACTTGACAACTTTTCAGACAAAACCTATGAAAATTTAATGCGCGAGACATTGGACAGAGTTTCGCAAGCGTTTGACAAGCGCGACGGTTCGATGATTTACAACGCAATCGCGGCGTTGTGCTTCGAAATTGCCATGATGTACGGCGCATTGGATTTCGTTTTTGACGCGACCTACATTGACACCGCGCCGCGTGAATACCTGATAAAAAGAGCGGCAGACCGTTCTATCACACCGCGTCCGGCAACGGGCGCAATTTATTTTGCAAACATCGACCGCGCAGATCCAGTGCCGAAAGGCACAAGATTTTCGTGCGAGGATCAAAATTTTGTTGTCATCCCGTACCCGGAAGAGGAGACAGAGGTTTTGCGCAAAGAAATCACGCTGGCCGGCGAAGAACCGCAGACAAGAATGCGGCAGTTGGTACAGTGTGAGACACCCGGCACGATTGGCAACAGCTACGGCGGCGGCGATTTAATTCCGATTGAATACATCGACGGGCTGGAAAAGGCGACTTTGTGCGAAAGCGAACTATACAGCGTCGGCGTGGACGAAGAAGGCACCGAGGAATTCCGCGCGAGGGTGAAAGAGGCAATGCGGTCTATTGCATTCGGCGGTAACATAGCCGATTACACGCAAAAGGTTCTTGAGATTGACGGCGTGGGGCAAGTCAAGGTGCATCCCATTTGGAATAACGCGGGAACAGTAAAGCTAGTCATTATCGGCAACGACCCCGCAAATCCTACGATCAGCGACGAACTGCTTGACGATGTGCAGGAAATCGTTGACCCCATCGGCGGCGAACGGGGGAAAGGCTACGGCCTTGCGCCTATCGGTCATATCGTGACGATTGTTAAAGCTGACGAAACGCCGGTTGACATCACGTTTGAAGTCACCAAAAAGATTGGTGTGACAGACGGTGAAGTGAAAACCGCCATTACGCCGGTGCTTGAATCATACTTGGCGTCGGTTGTCAAAAAGTGGAGCGCATCGGGCGAAGGCGGCGTCACAATCCTGCCGTCGATTATCAGCTATAAGATATTGGACGATGAGACTTGCGCGTCGCTTATCGAATCGGTTGAAAGTATCGCAATCAACGAAAGCGAACCGTGGGCGAATGTTACGTTGACAACGGATCAAGTGCCGGTCATCGGCGAAGTGACAGTCGAATAGGAGGGTTAAAAATGCAAAAAACATTGACCCTCTATCCCGCATATATCACAGCAAATTCCGGCTTTACCGCGATTTTAAGGAACAGCGGTGCGGAGTACGCCGAAAAAGAAATACCGGCAGAGGGATCTGTCCACGTTGGTACGATCGCGTTTGACTGCTCTGTGCTTCGCAGCTTATCAACCGCGTGCTTGATAAACGAGTATCGCATAGACTACGACCAACGCGTTCGGATTCCGACCGGCAAGCCGAAAATCTGGTGGCGCTCAACCGGCTGGCAAATCAGCGACTACACACTATCAGGCACGACGTTGACGGTCAAGAATAAGACTGTGCTTGGCGGGCAGATTGCAAGCCCCACGAGCGGGGACAACTGGAAACCGAACGGCGGTGTTCTATACAGTGGATCGCTGGCCGGCGCAACCGGCAGCACTGACTTGCTCGGCTTTGACCTCTACGGCACGAGCGACGCTTCTTTTTCGTATCGTCTGTGGATGAAGAATCTTCGCGCAACCGTCACCTATACGCAGCGTTACACTGCGCGGTTCTATGATGAGGACGGCACCACGCTTCTGAAGGCGCAGACGCTTGACGCCAACCAACAGCCAACACCGCCGGCAGCGTCAAGAACCGGTTATGACGTAACATGGAAAAAGGTCGGAGCAAACGAGACATACGACGGTTCAGCGCTGCCGTCCAGCGTTGAAACCGATATAGCGTTTCAAGCGGTATACACCAAAAAAAGCTACCGTGTTACTGCATACCCGTCATATAACAGCGAGACGCCGGGTGTATATATTCAGCAATACGTTGACGGCAACTGGCAAACACTCGATCCACAACTTACGACAAACGGATATGATTCACATCTTCTGTATTACGGCGGCCGCATTCGTTTTGTCGCTGCGGGGTACAGTAACAGCGTTGATCTGCGTTACAGGATCGGCGGAGGTTCTTATGACTACACCGAGGTGCGAACGCTGGTTGTGCCGAACGGCTACCCGACGGTGATCGCAGAAGATACAGTTGAGAATCTCAACGATTGCTATATTGTAGGCACGGACACGCACTACTTCGCTATCACGACACAAGCCGGTGATGGCGGCACGATCACAGCAACGCACAACGTGGTTCGGCACAGTAACGACAGCGTGATTATTACGCCCGATTTTGGCTATGAAATTGAAACCGTCACGATTGACGGTGAAACGCAAGAGGTCGGCGACAGAGAACCTTTGACGGTCGATTTCACGGACGTGACAGCACCGCACAGCGTTTCCGTGACTTTTGCGTTGATTAAAATCCCGATTTATTTCGACTTGCCCGAAGGCGTTACGGTTGAAGGCGACAGCGAGGTTGACTTCTTTTCGGACGGCGAATGGACGTTTGATTGCGGCGAAAACGCGTCTTTCACAAGCTTTTTGGTTGACGGTGAAGAACAATTGCCCGTTCCTGTATACAAGCAAATTGCGTCATACACGAAGGCAATAACAGAAATTACGGAACCAGTTGCTTTCAAAGCGACGATCACAACCGACCTTGTATCTGTCACGATCCAACAATCCACCGGCGGCACGATCACAAGCGACAAAGGCGAAGGCAAGTTTATTCGCGGCACGGAAGTGACGCTCACTTACGAGCGCGAAAAAAACTATCAGTTCATGCGCTGGTGGGACAACACATGGGACAACCCGAAAACGGTTACGTTGTCACAAGACCTGAAAGCCTCTGCGACATGGAATTACATTGCCCACGATGTCAATGTCGTTGTCCAGCCGCTTAAATACAAAGGCACAACTTTTACCGGCACCGCATCCGTTTCCAATCAGTTCCCCGAAGAGGATGAGGATGTTGTTTTGACTGCGCTGCCGGATGAGAAGTCGGATTTTTGGTATTGGACTTATTTTGACGATACGGTCGGCGGTATGCCGCACGGCGTCAAAAGCTACGATAACCCCATTACGATCAAGTGGGGGGGCGACATACTCCGCGACGAGGTGAAGCTGTATTTCACAATCAAGTGGTTTTCTGTATACGGTTCCACGGAAGGTGACGGCACGGTTGAAGTAACAGGCGCAAACGTAGAGGACGGGGTTGTTAAATCTTTTTTTGGCGAAGATGTGAAGTTTGTTGCGAAAGCGAACACCGGATGGCATTTTTCGCACTGGCTTGACGAGCCGAACAACACTTCTTCAGTCCGCGTCGTAAAAATGCCCGCAAGAGATCTCGAATTAACCGCGGTGTTTAAAAAAGACACGCACAAAATCAGCGTATCGGATGGTCAAGAGTATTACCCCGAACATGGCGACAATTTGTTGATCCCGTTTGTCGCGGATTACGGCTACAAGCTGTCTGACGTGTCGGTGGACGGCAACAGCGTTTTTGACAGTGTTGCATTGACGCGGCGCGGCGGTACTCTTTTGATTGAAAATGTTACATTGCCGCACACGATCGAGGTTAAATTTGAAAAGCGGATTTACACAAACGGGCGCAGATTGCTTGACTATTACCCGCCTGTGATTGCATCCATCCGCGAGATTGAGAAGCTCATGGAGGTTTTACAGGTCACAGATGACGCTTTGTGGGATTCCGTGTCGTTTGTCATGGAAAATCAGTTCATCGACACCGCCACTGCCGAAGGCGTGACCATGTGGGAGCGTGAATTAGGTATCGTGGCAAGCCCGACCGAAACCTTGACGCAACGCAAAGCGCGTTTGCGGCTGAAGTGGGTGCCGAATAACCGTTTCACAATGAAATGGCTGCACGAATGGTTAGAGGATGTTTGCGGCACAACGATCAGGAAACCTGTTGTTCACGAAAAGGGCGATTATATTTTGACGGTTTTTTTGCCTTGGTTTGTGCAATGGGTGGAGGTTTTCAAAGACCTCGAAAGGTATAAACCGGCAAACATCGAACTTGACCCCACTGTGACTTTACCATCAAAGGACATCAAGCTTTTAACAGGCTTTGCCATGCGGACACACACACAATACACCGTATACGCCGGTGAGGAGGATTAAATGGTTACATATTTGACAAATGCCGGTACTGCGCTGATGAACTCTGTTCTTGGCGACGAATCGACGCTGCATTTTACAAAAATTCAGTTCGGCAACGGCGAAAACTGGTCTACCAACAGCACGGACGCAGAAAGCGACTTGCGGGACGAAATTGCCATTGCGACGGAATTGCAAAACCCGATTGATTCCGCGGAGGTTGACTTTGACACCGCGACGGACGAATATTCCGACGTTGTGATTGACCCCGACACCGGCCTTGCGCTTATCAAAGCGCAGTTCACAAACGCGTCAAACGACTTTGACTGGCACGTTACGGAAATCGGCATTTGGGCGCAAGATGCAGACGATCCCTCGACGGAGGTTCTTTACGCCGTGAGCGCGGTTGACGTAACAAAGGCCGCGTGGATTCCGAACCCCGCCGAAAGCGTTGCAACATTTGAGTTCAACATTTTTGTGTATGTCGGTGACGTTGCGGACGTGACGGCGGTGATCGCGGTAGAAGCAGACAAGGCTTCGGCGGCAGACCTTCGGGCACACATCGACAACCACGGCAACCCGCACGTCGTCACAAAGTTTCAAGTGGGACTTGGCAACGTGCCGAACGTGTCAACCAACGATCAGCGTCCGTATTACACGATCGCGCCCGAATTGGAAAACATTGACGGCAGCACACAAACGGACAGTGACGGCAACCCCGAAGGCGTGGAAACGCTTGCTACCATCTTCGGCAAAATCAAACGTGCGATTGATTCCTTTATTTTGCACAAAGACGACACGAACAACCCCCACAAAGTCACGGCTGCACAGGTCAACGCTGCGCCAGTGAAGCACACGCATTCCGCACAAGATATTACAAGCGGCGTGTTCAAGATTGAGCGCGGCGGTACCGGGATGAACTACGGCGCCAAAGCGACGATGGAAGTCGACAAAGAAGGCAGAAGCATCGGCTGCTGGGGCTATTACGAAGCGCCCGGCGGATTTTTGATTCAGATTGGACGGCTCGAACGGAAGAAGGGCGACACCGAATGCACGGTGAATCTTGCAAGGTCTTATAAGGACGGCAGATATATCGTTGTGTTTCCGTCGGAATCCGGCTCCTGGAGCAGTGTGATCAAAGAAGAGCCTGACTGGTACCCGCCACAGAAATACAGCGACCACTTCGTCATGAAAAGCAACCACATCGGATCTGTGCACGTTGCGACATGGATTACGATTGGTTTTGTGTAAGAACGGAGGCACACACATGGACAAAAACCTTTATGAAGCAATCCAGAATCAGACATGGCCGCAGCGGATCGTTACGGCTATTTTTTATCCCGTGCTTAACCTCATGGCGATGTACGCGGCGGTGCTGTTTTTCGGTCTTGCCGCCGACGCGCTGAGCATGCAGGACAGGGGGTGACGGCATGATTCAGGGGACCACGCCGACGATCCGGCTGAAGATCGGCGCGCTGGATCTGACACAGTGCCACGATCTGCACGTCACCCTCAAGCAAGCCGGCCACGACCGACGGGATTTTAGCGGCACGGCGCTTGAGGTGGAGGAACACGCGGTGCAACTCTATCTGACGCAGGAGCAGTCGCTGATGCTGGCACAGAACAGGTGTGACGTGCAGGTCAACGGTCTGACTGCCTCCGGGGTCCGCTGGGCGACGAAGGTCAAGACCATCGAGATCGGCAAGCAGCTGCTGCAGGAGGTGATCGGATGATCCCGCTCGAGCTGGACCTTGAAGTTGAGATCGCGGAAGACGTTGATCTTGAAGTTGAGGCAGTGACAGACACCGGGAACGTCCGGACGCAAACCAAAACAGCAACACCCTCAAAGACGGCACAAAGCGTGCTGCCGGATGAGGGCTTTTTGCTTTCTGAAGTAGATGTGGAGCCGATCCCGGACAACTTCGTGGACGCGGACGACCCGGAAACCCATTACAGCGGCAGCTATACCGTGCGCCCGCAGCCGGGCGAAGCTGTCGTTTTGGACACGGACGGCAAGATCTTGCAAGACGACATCATCGTGAATGAAATCCCGTTCCTTGCGGTGTCCAACCCGCAAGGCGGCGAAACAGTGACAATCGGTTAATAACGAAAGGATGATTTATTATGGCATATAACAAAATCGTTTATGGGAACAACGTGCTGATCGATCTCACCGGCGACACCGTGACGCCGGACAAGCTGGATGAGGGCATTACCGCGCATAAGGCAGACGGTACGCAGATTACCGGCACCAGCACCAAAGACAGCGACACGAGCGACGCCAATGTGCAGGTCGCGGAAATGCTTGCCGGCAAGACCGCCTATGCCCGCGGCGCAAAGATGACCGGCACCATGCCGAACCGCGGCGCCATTGATGAAACGATTGACGATCTGGACGACGTGATCAATGTGCCGGCGGGCTATCACGACGGCAGCGGCACGGTGCAGATCGATGCGACTGAAAAAGCAAAGCTCATTGCGCAGAACATCCGTGAAGGCGTGACAGTGCTCGGTGTTGAAGGCTCCATGTCCGGCTCCGAGGATTCCAAGCCGCAGGCAAAGAGCGTGACGCCGACTTCCACCCAGCAGGTTGTGCAGCCGGATGCCGGCTATAACTGCCTGTCGCAGGTGACGGTTGCGGCGATCCCTTATGTTGAGACCGACAACGCGGCAGGCGGCAAGACTGTGACCATCGGATAAGGAGGGATCCTTATGGCGATCAGTAAGATCGTTTATGACAACAGGGTGCTGATCGACCTGACCGGTGACACGGTGGCAGCCGCCGCTTTGCAGCGCGGAACGACCGCCCACGACGCGGCTGGCAATCAGATCACCGGAACAAATGACGGTGTTGACACGTCCGACGCGGACGCTGTTGCCGGCGAAATTGCCGCCGGAAAGACCGCCTATGTGAACGGCGTGAAGATCACCGGCACCCTGACAAACGCGAGAGGAGTGAGCTTTTGAGCAACTATATCGTAAACAGTGACGATCTGGGCACGGTCGCTGACGCCATCCGGCAGAAGAGCGGCAGCAGCGAAACCATGACGTTCCCGGAAGGATTCAAATCGCAGATCCAGAGCATTCCGACCGGCTCCGGCGGCGGGTTTACGCCGACCGTATTGATGTGCACTGTAAACATCGACCCGTCGCAGGACACAGGGCCCGAGTTTCAGACTACCACAACGCTGACGGCCGGCACCTATGCCGAGGCGAAAGCAGCAATCGAAGCGGGCACCCCTGCGGTCCTCAAAATCACCTTGCAAGCGACGGTGAACGAGGAGGCAGCAACGATGCGCGTGATAGATGTTTTCCTCTCGTTCTCTGAAGCGCTTAACGATTTTCTGTCTGGCAGTGCTTCGATGTTCAGTATGGATGTATACGCTATCGTGCAATCGGATGGCCTCGTACAAATGAGGTTGTATGCAGCAGAGCGTGAATCAGATGTGTTCTATATTGATGTTGATGCAGACCCCTTGACCTTTGAACTGTCGAACTGGTCACATTCATATTCCGATGTTTCCAGCGCTGTGAGCGCAGGGCGGCTCGTTAAAATCAGGGTTGAAACAGGAACGGCTTCCGTTTATGGCGACTTGCAAGCGACAGAGAGCGGACAAGCGCATTGTTTTGGTACTTTAGCGGTTTTTGACTTAGGAGCTGGAAATCAAGTGTGTTTCTTTCGCATTGTCTATCTCGCCGACAATACAGGCTATGTTGATCTGTACACCGTTGACGCAACTTTGACAAATGGAGGTACATGATATGATATTCCATCCGTTGTTTGAAGGTGATCGAGGATGAGTAATCCACGGCACGCCGGGCGACTACCCGGTGGACGAAGGCAGGAGCGACAGGCGATCCGCGACAAGATCAACGCGCTGGAGGCGGAAATTGCAAACGAAAAAGCCGCCCAAACGGACGGCACAGCAGAGATTTGATTCAGTTGTCGATGCCAAGGCGGGCTTTGAGCGCTTCCTGCAAAACGGCGGAAAAGTTGATGTTGGCTTGTTCGGCTTCATAGCAGAGCCACCCCGGCACCGTGCAATTCTTTTTGACCGCACGGGTTTCGTTACGTTTACGGTAGTCGGACAAGTCCACATCTACAAGGGTTGCGAGTTCATCTTCACCAACCGTCAGGGATGCGAGCGCTGTGCTCGCCGGGATTGGGAGATTCATATCTTCGAGTGTAATGCACTTCGCACCGATAGCGTCTCTTGCCATTTCCATCGCATCCGCAAGGGAGCTGCCTTCTGTGTTGAGTTCCAGATCGGGGACGAAAACGTCATAATAAGTTTCGGTTTTCAGTGTTCGGATGAGAACCGGATATACAACTTTCATTTCTATAATAGCCTCCTTAGGTTTCATTGCACAGAGGGCTTATTTCAACCCTCTGCGCTTGATGATTGCTTGTGCAAGTTTTTCGTTGACTTCCTTGTGTCGGGGAACCACTTCGATGTCTTTGCCATTGGTATAGACCTCATGGTTTCCGCCGCTGCGAACATATTTCCAGCCGTTCTTTGTCAGTAGTTTTATCAAATCTCGCTGCTTCATACTGTGTCCTCCCTACATTTAATATTATACGCGTTTTATGCGTATTTGTCAAGCCTTTTTTGCAACTTTTTCGGAAAGAAGTGAAAAAAATGAGTGAATATTTAACCTATCCATTCCGCACAATGCGGATCACGCAAAACTACAACGGCAGCACCAGCCACTACGGCCACAGCCACGGCACGCCGTGCGACTACCCGGTTGACGAAGGATGCTCCGACACAGGGCGCGACTGGATGTACTGCCCTTGCGATGAAGTCGTTGTAAAAAGAATCTACGGTGTCGGCAATCGTGGGGTCAATACCATTTGGCTTGAAAGCACAAGCAAAGTCGTTTTCGCAGACGGCACAACGGATTACATGACTATGCTTGCCACGCATCCGAACGACGATGACTTGAAAAAGCTACACGAAGGGCAGAAGTTCAAGCACCTCGACAAAATCTGCCGCGAGGGAACAGACGGTGCAAGCGGAAATCACATTCATTTGTCTGTCGGCAAAGGCAAAATGAAAGGTAACGGATGGACGCAAAACAGCAATGGCAAGTATGTCCTCACCACCACAGGCGGCGCGATTAAACCCGAACAGGCGTTTTGGGTTGACCCGTATTTTACGCGGATTATTTCGAGTGGCGGGTTGACATTCAAGAAGCTGCCGACCATCAAAGACAAATACCCTGTTGGCGAATATAGAGTGTTTGAAAACGCTTTTGTCCGTTCGGGTGCGGGAACCTCCTATCCAAAAAAGAAGTTCACCATGTTCACGGAAGGTGCAAGGGAACAAATCAAGTCTCTGAACAAAGGCAAAGCGGCGAACTACTTTGTTCCCGGCGTTGAGTTTACGGCGAAGAAAGTAACCTATGACGGCTCCCACTACTGGGGCGAGTGTCCTAGTGGTTGGGTGTGCTTAGAACACTGTCAAAAAATCTAATCCCACGGAGGGGAAACAAAATGGATAATAACACCTTGGCAATCGTGCTTCCATCACTGGCAAGTCTCGCTGGTACCATAATCGGCGTACTCGTCGGAAACAAACTGTTGGCGTATCGTGTGGAACTGTTGGAAAAAAAGATGGACAAACATAACGGTGTTATCGAAAAAACCTATGAGCTGCAGAAAACTGCGGCTCTGCTTGAAAAAGAAATCGGGTTTGCAACTGAAAGAATTGAAGATCTTGAAAAGAAAGTGGGGTAACCAATGGAAGTCAACGAATTTTTGACACAGGTTGTTTTTCCGGCACTTGCTACGATTCTGACCACCGCAATCACTTTGTTCGTCGCTATTCAGGAACGGCGGCAAAAGAAAAAAGAGATTGCGGACGAAGAAAAAGCAACCGAACAGAAAAAAGCAGAAATCATCAAAACTTGCATTCAAGCCGTGGAACAGATGCACAAGGGTTTAGAAGGGGCAAAAAAGCTTGCCGCTTGTATCGACGGTGCGCGGCAGATGCTTTCCACCGCCGGCATCGAGGTATCCGATTTCGAGCTGAAAATGCGCATCGAATCACAGCTTGCAGAATTGAACAAAATTTTTGAAAGCGAGGCAAAAGAATGAGAATCATTTCACAGCGGTACATTGGCGACGGACAATTCATGTTGCAGCTTGGTGGTCTGTCGAGCGAAACAAAGCCCACGGACGCTTTTGTGGCAACCGGCTCACAGTTCTTTGAAGATGACACGGACGCGGTGTTTACGTTTAGCGGTTTGACGTGGAATCTCGAAAAAAACGGACAGATGAAAGACCTTCCTGTTGTGACCGCAACCGACAACGGAAAAGTGCTGAAAGTCGCAAACGGCGTGTGGTCTGTTGGCGAAGATGGCGGCGGTGGCGGTGGTGCTGAAAAGTTCGTTGTCACGCTGACACAGGACGAACAAACGGAAGACTGGACAGCCGACAAGACGATTGCGGAGATTGTGGCGGCAGATGAAGCTAATCAAGTTGTGGTGGCAAAATACCCTGAAAATGGAATGTACAGCGAATTACCGCTCAATATGGCTATGGGCATGGATGGCTCATATGCTGTCATGTTCATTGGTTTAGCAATTGCGGAAAACGGTAATAAAATTATTGCCGTGCAGTGTGTAAACGAAGGCAGCGGAGATAATATCTCTGTACAACAGCAGTACATCCCCACATCCACCAACGCACCGCTTATCGTGACGATGACGGCTGGAGAGACAGAAGGGCAGTTTGTTGGGGACAAAACGTACAAAGAAGTGTATGATGCGTTTATCGCTGGCAAAACTGTTGTCGTATACTTAGCAATGGAGCTTGAAGGCAATCGGTACATCTCGGCATTTAATGTAGCTGGTGTGGGATATTCAGAGAGCGAAGGCAAATATCATAGTGTTGTGTATTCTACTGATGGTGCACAGACGCTGCAAGGCTCTACTAACGATTATCTCACAACCACAATGGGCAGCTAATCAACCATTAACACAGGAGGACTTCATAAGTGTGGAGTCCTCTTGTAATTATGCCGCTTTTGTGGTATAATAGACACAAGAATTCAATCTTGTGGAGGGATGTAAAAAATGCAGGAAAAAGAACAAATTGCAATGGTGCCGCTCGCGTCGTTTGAAACCATGTCCGCGCATTATGTCCGAATCATAAAATGGCTTGTGATTTCTCTTGTTATTTCGATCTGCCTTTCGTTCGGACTGTTTGCCGCGACATATATTTTCAGCACAGAGGTTGTTGAAACACAAGAGATTGGCGCGACGCAAGAAGGCGACGGCTCATATTTTGTCGGAGGTGGAGACATCAACTATGGGCAAGCAGACAGTCCACATTAAAACAACGAAAGTCACACGCCGCGGCGCAGCTAGAAGGCGCAGACGCGTTGTGCGAAAGAAGAAAAGATGATAAATCTTGAAAACACAAGCAGAAGCGAAGTTGAGTTTGCCATCAATCAATACATCATTGGAAAGAACGCCGAACGTGACCGAAAGATTATGCTTAGGCGGTTGATTGATGGGATCACCTTTGAATCACTTGCAGAGGAATTTGATATATCAGACAGTCAAGTGAAACGCATTGTGTATAAATGCGAACGCCGTTTGATTGGCAAATTTTAATACAAAACTGACACGAAAAGGCTACTGTACCGACATGGTGCAGTAGCCTTTTTTTTATTATAATTTTACTTAGAGAAAGGGGCTTGTATATGGGCGAATCATACGACAATGAAGATTATTTGCCGCGGGATTTGAGATAAATGTTTGTCCGATATAACGCAAATCCTGTCAACGCAAGGGTGGGTGATTGCGTCATCCGTGCGATTTCAAAAGCACTAGGCCTAACGTGGGAAGAAACCTATGTCGGTATCACATTGCAAGGCTTTTTGGAACATGATATGCCGTCGGCAAATCACGTCTGGGCGGCGTATTTGAAACGAAAGGGATTTAACCGCTTTGCAGTGCCGAACACTTGCCCCGATTGTTACACGGTCAAAGACTTCTGTGCCGATCATCCAAAAGGTTCTTTTGTGCTTTCCGTTGACGGTCATGCAATCGCGTCCGTGGACGGATGCTATTTTGACACATGGGACAGCGGCGACGAAGTGGTAAATTTTTATTTTGAGAAGGTGGCATAATGGCATACTATCAACCGTTTTACGGATACCCACAGAATCAACAGATTCAGAACGGCGGTTTTGTTTCCGTGCGAAGTCAAAAAGAAGCGTGGGAATATCCGATTGCACCCGGCAACAGCGTGACATTCATTGACGCTGTAAACAAACGGTGCTACATCAAAACGAAGGATTATTCGCCCTTTAAAGAACCCGATTTTGAAATCTATCGGCTTGTGCAAGAAACGCCGCAAAAGCTCGAAAATGCGTCCGAAAACGGCACGGATAAAAAGGAAACGCCTGTTTCAAGTTACGTCGAAAAAAGCGAATTTGACAAGGTTTCGGCGCAGTTTTCAGCACTTAAAAAAGATGTTGACGCTGCGATTGCAAGAATCGAAGCGTTAGAGGGAAAAATTGACACACCGAAAAAGACTACTGGAAAGAAGGATGAAAAATGAATCCGATGCAATTAGTAAACTCATTTCGTCAATTTATGCAAAACCCCGCGTCGTTCCTGTCCAACATGGGCTTGCCCGAAGATGCTTTGCAAAACCCGAAAGCGGCGGTGCAACAGCTTATGAACAGCGGACGGATGACGCAACAGCAGTTTAACCAGCTTTCGAGCATGGCGAATCAACTGCAAAACAATCAACAGTTCATGTCTATGTTTAAATAAAAAATGCTGTACTCATTGTTGGCGCAATGAATACAGCTTGTGCTCCGAATATCTCTATCCGAACCAACGCAAATTCATTATAGCGATTTTCGGGGCATTTGTCAAGATATACAGACCACCGGCGCGCAGTGGGGTGTATAAATATTTTCTGAAAGGAATTTTAACAAATGTCTCTTGAAAATGGCGGCAACGGCAGCAATATGTATATGCCCGTTGCACCCGCTTATGGCAACAGCGGCTTCGGCGGCTTCGGCGGTGACGGCGGCTGGTGGCTGATCCTTCTGTTCCTGTTTGCGTTTGGCGGCTGGGGCGGTTATGGCGGCGGCATGGGTGGCTACGGCAACATGATGCTTGGCTATGACTTCCCGTGGCTGCTCACGGGTCAGAACGCGATCAACAACAACACCAACGACGGTTTCCGCGATCAGATGCTCAACAACGGCATCACATCCATCCGTGACGGCATCGGCGGCATCTCCACACAGCTTTGCAATGGCTTTGCCGGTGTCAACTCCACTGTCAACAGCGGGTTTGCAAACGCTGAAACGGCGGCAAACGCAAGACAGATCGCAAATATGCAGCAGGCTTTCGCGGCGCAGACCGCGACCTCTCAGGGCTTCAACGGCCTTCAGGCGCAGCTTGCGCAGTGCTGCTGCGACAACCGGCTTGCATCTTGCCAGACGCAGAACCTTGTTCAAAACGAAGGCAACGCAACGCGCTTTGCCGACGCAAACAACACCCGCGACATCATCACGTCGCAGACCAACAGCACACAGGCCATCCTTGACAAGCTTTGCCAGCTCGAACTGGACGGCGTGAAGGCGCAGGTCGAGGCGAAAAATGACAAGATTGCCGACCTGAACCGTCAGTTGACGATGGCGAACCTTGCCGCGTCGCAGACTGCACAGACTTCTCGCATCCTTGCCGACAACGCTGCACAGACGGTTGCGCTTGAACAGTATCTTAATCCTGTTCCTGTTCCTGCCTACATGGTTCAGAACCCGAACTGCTGCGCTCAAAATATGTGCGGCTGCGGTGCAGCGTAAGGCGGTGACGGTATGGCGGCAGAGTATCTTGCTAATGCGGTGCAGAGTGTAGCACTCAACGCGCCGATCATTTTTAGCGCATCTATTCCGTGTCGGCGTGGGTATATTTATCACGAAGATGAAACAGGAATTTTTACTTTGCGCGGCGTGACGAATCAGTGCTTTGCAACCTATCGGGTCACGTTCAACGGGAACGTGCAGTTGCCAGAAGGGGCGACCGTGACGCCGATAGCCCTTGCCATCGCGGTACAGGGTGAGGAACGACCGACCAGCAAAGCAATCTACACGCCCGCCGCCGTGCAAGAACTTGGAAATTTGACAAGCACTTGCATCGTGAAAGTGCCGCGTGGATGCTGCTTCTCTCTCGCAGTTGAAGCAGTACCGGCTACAACCGATCCGACAGTTACACCGGCACCGATCATCGAGGTTCAAAATGCTAATCTCGTGATTGACCGTATAGCGTAAAGGGGTGAAAAAAATGAAAGAAAAAACCGCAAGCAATCTTATTGATATGCTGTGTCGTCACCTTGACGACCTGTCATCTAAAGACCTTAACGCGACGACGCTGGATCAGGTGCATAAACTCACCGACACGTACAAGAATCTCTTGAAGATTTCTATGCTTGAATCCGTGGACGAAAACAGCTATTATAGTCAACGCTATTACAGCCGTGACTACAGCGGCGATTATGGCGGCGAACATAGCGGTGCGCGTAGAGGTCAACATTATGTGCGCGGACACTACAGCCGCGACGACGAGATGTCTCGCCGTGGCTACAGTTACGCGGACGCAAAAGAGGACATGATTGCGCAGTTGCGCAACATTGCCGACGGCGCGGACGCAAAAGACCGCGACATGATTATGCGTTGCGTGTCACAGATGCAAAACGCATAAACGGTGCGCCCCACACGGGGCGCATTTTTCTTTTTGGAAACACACGGAAAACACACGACGCCGACAAATGCCTATTTTTCTAGGTTTTTATATGACTGGAAATCGTGTAAACCGTCAACGCGGTTTCGAGGGTTCGAGTCCCTTGCTCTCCGCCATGAATCCCCTAAAAGTCTAGGTTTTTCGGGCTTTTGGGGGTTCTTTTTTTGTCTCTTTTTCCAAAACCACAACAGTCAAAAACGATCAAAAATAATCAAAAATCCCATATAAAAAAACACACAAAAAACACACCCTATAAAATAGGGCACGGTCAAGCCGTGCCTTTTTCTATGTATTGATTGATTTTCTGAATTGCCTGTTGCTTTTGTCGCTGGTCGAGGTTGGTATATATGTCCAGCGTGGTTGAAACTTTTGCGTGACCGAGGAGGGCTTGCGCGTCCTTTGCATCTATCACTCCATGACAGATCGTAGCGAAGTAATGCCGTAGCTGGTGGGAATTGCAAGTGATTCCGTTTTCCTTTTTGAACTTTGCGATACCTTTGTCAAATCGTCCTTTGTTCATTGGCATACCGTCAACGCCGAAAATTAAGCCTTTTGGCGCGTTTCTGAAATAGGTATGTAGATTTATGGGAAACGGCGCAAACCTGTCACCGGCGGCGGTTTTCGTGTACTCGCGCACCTTTGGCGCGTTGCTTTCATAGACAATCACTTTGTTCACCCTGACGGTGCAGTTTTCAAAGTCTAAATCATCCTTCGTCAACGCCATTGCTTCTTCGCGGCGAAGGCCGGTGTACATCAAAAGCAGAAAATACCTTTTCCATAATCCGTCCGGGGCGGCGTGTATTTTTTTTATATCATCATCGGACGGCGGCTGCCTGATCTCTTTTGGCGCTTTCGGCACCTTGCAGACCTTTGATGCGTTGAAGCTTATCATTTCATGCAGCACGGCATAGTCGAGTATTTGAGACATCGTGACTTTGCGGAGGTTGATGGTCTGCCTGGCGTAGCCTTGCACTTGCATCCGATTCAGGAACGCTTGAATGTTTAACGCCGATATGTCTTTCAGTTCCATGTCGCCAAATTCCGCTTTCAAATCCTTCAGCGGCGCAAGGTACGATTGCGCGGTATAATGCTCGACAATCTTTTCATGCTCTTCTTGCCACTGATCGGCAACGTCCCCGAAATAAAATTTTCCTTTTTCCTCGATTTCTTTTTCAAATGCCGTGCGCTTTTCGGCTAGTTCTTGTATTGACCGATACGCGACCGACTTTTTATATGTCTGTCCGTTTTTGTTGATAGTTATGGTAGTAAATTTGCGTTGTTTCACGTTTTTGCCTCCATTCAATCAAAGAAATGTGTCAAAATTAGCATTGCGCCAACACACCGGCAGTTGTCAAAGATTTTGTGACAACTGTTTTTTTCAAAGTCCGTTTTTCGGTACACGCTTCGACAAAAATCTTATTGACAATCCGCTATAATGATTCTACAATAGTAAGTGTAGAAAACATTTGTTCGGAGGTATGGAAATGGACGCAAGAGACAAACAGATTTATGACACCGTTATCAAAATGCGCCTGTTGAGCGAAGCAGACCGGCAAAAGGTTATTGCTCTGATTGAGCAATTAGAAAATCAACCATCGAAGATACCTGATCGACCTTCTGTTGATTAAGTTTTCGCATCCGCATTATCAGTTCCAGTTCGTCGTCCGTTATGGGCGGCGTTTTTTCTTTTTGCGGTTCGGTTTCTAAAAAAAAGTCAGCCGACACGCCGAAATAGGTTGCAATCTTCTTTACAATTCTTGCGTTTGGAGTTGCAATTCCGTTTTTCCACTTGTTGACGGCTGCTCTCGATATGCCCAAATCAGTGGCTACCCTCGACGGAGCCTTTTTGTGAGCAGTACACAATTCAAGATACTTGTCATAAAACACAAAAATACGTCCTTTTCTTTGTGCATCTTGCTATTGTTTACTTTTTTTTACAAAACCATTGACAAGGCAAAAAAAAGTATGGTAATATTGACGCATAGCAGTTGAAAAAAGTAAACAAAAACCCAGAGCGGACGGAAACGCCCACCTTTGGCAAATGAATAGTTAAACTTAGCAAACACACTATATCATATTTGTTTATAAAAATCAACTGTTTTCATCAAAATAACGGAGGTGAAAACTTGGAAAAATGGATTGCCGGCACCGTCGGCAAGATGCACGTCAACCGCATTAGACAATCAGACCTTTCGCAAAAGCTGGGCTGCACAACAACCTATGTCAACATGATTTTGACGGGCAAGCGCAGTCCGAAAGGCGCGAAAGAGCGAATCACAGGCGCGGTTGACGAACTTATCAAGCAGAAAAAGTAACTACACCCTACATCCGATTTGCTGCTACACCAAATCCCATTTGTCGCCAACAAAGCCCATAAAAAAGGAAGGAAGGAACCGCTATGAAAAAGCAATTTACAGATGAACAGGTCGAAAGAGAAATCGAACGGCTTGAAAACTCGCAGTTCGTGAGACTTGCGCGCAAGAAAGACCGTGTAGACAATGCACGGCGTCAGCGGATGTACACGCTGCGCGCGCTTGAGAAAAAGGGCATCCAGCTTGCGAAGGAAGGTTGGACGTTTGAGATGCTCGACGATATGGAGGTGATTGAATGAAAGGTTACAAGGGATTTGACGCCGATCTGAAATGCAGAGATTTTCAATATGAGGTCGGTAAAACTTATGAAACGGACAAGGCTGAATTGTGCAAAAGTGGTTTCCATTTCTGCGAAGCGCCGCTGAACGTGTTCAACTATTATCCACCATCCGTTGACGGAAAATTAAGTCGTTATTGCGAAGTTGAAGCGGAGGATGTGAGCGACGAAAAAGGCGTCGATAGCAAGCGCGTTTCAAAAAAACTGTCCGTCGGAGCGGAGATTGGCATACCGGGACTTGTCAAGGCGCACATTGAATATGTGAAAGAAAGAACTGGAAAAGGGATCACCAACACGGGAAATCTGAGCGTCGCCAGCAACACGGGAAATCGGAGCGTCGCCACCAACACGGGCTATCGGAGCGTCGCCACCAACACGGGCTATCAGAGCGTCGCCACCAACACGGGATATCAGAGCGTCGCCACCAACACGGGAAATCAGAGCGTCGCCACCAACACGGGAAATCAGAGCGTCGCCACCAACACGGGTGATCTGAGCGTCGCCACCAACACGGGAAATCAGAGCGTCGCCACCAACACGGGTGATCTGAGCGTCGCCAGCAACACGGGAAATCGGAGCGTCGCCACCAACACGGGATATCGGAGCGTCGCCACCAACACGGGCTATCAGAGCGTCGCCACCAACACGGGTGATCTGAGCGTCGCCACCAACACGGGAAATTGGAGCGTCGCCACCAC